AGTTCAGCGTGCCTCGGCGGGCCTCCTCGAACAGTTCCTTGTTCGCGTCCTTGAGGCGGGCCGTGTAGTCAGCGAGATCCAGGTCGCCGAGTTCGGTCGCCACTTTCGGAAAGTTGATGCCCTTCTTGTATTGACCGCCCAAGACGACGTCGATTGTCGCCGCCTCGATCTCCGTCATCGGACGGACCAGGGCGTAGTCGCCGACAAACTGGATCGGCTCATCCTTCATCGGCGGCTGGGTGCGGGTCTGCGCATCGTCGACGCGGCGGTTAAACTTGTCGAGGACGGCGTTGCCGATGTCGCGGAGGGTCTGGCTGCGGCCAGCCACCTGGATGGGCTTGGCAGGCTCCGTAGGGGCTTCCTGGCCCAATGCCGGCGCGGCAGACGCATCGGCCGGGGCAGGGGCCGTGTCGTCGACGCCGATCTGCATATCTGGCTGTTCGACGTTGGTCGGTTGTGTGGCTGCCGCCGTCAGGTCAAGCGCCGCCTTCGTGCCGTTCGGGTCGGTCACGCTCTTGAGGATCTCGGCGGGGTCTGTCGGTATTGCCATGCCATACGGTCCTGTTGTCGTTTGTACAACCGCAGCCAGGCAGCATGGCCTTTTAGCGGCTCTTTACTTTTTGGGCGGCTCGGTCGCGTCGGCCTGGTCGCCCTTCACGCGGGCGACGCTACCGGTCAGGTACAGTTCCTGAGCCGACTGGCCCCGACCCTCCTTGGCGATCTGGTCGCGGAGCGCCTGAGCCGAGAAGCTGTCCTTCCCGTACTTTTCCTCCGCCCGTTCCAGAAGGCGCTGCAGTTCCGAGGATGCCATCGTACTGATCCCTGAAGATTACCTTAGTGTCATACCATACGACTTGCGCCGATGAAACGCCACCCCTCTTGCCGATCTCTTCAATGACATCTTGGAACAGGTCAGCCTTCTCCTGCATGGTTTGCTGGCGACGGCCCGCGTCGTAAGCGTCATCAAATTCGGGGATGTATTGGAACCTGACGCCGACCAGTCCAGCCGTGTCTGGACCGCCAGCCCTGGCCTGGACGTTGACCCGATCAGAGTGGCGCATATCGGTCACGAAGGTGAAGCCGTCGATGCCTTTCTCGGTCAAGATGTCAGTGAGCTGGCGCAATGCGTCGGCCGACTGCTTCTTAGAAAAATAGATCTCGACGCCAGGGCGAGCGTTGACGTCAGCCTCAGTCGGCGTGCCGCGCATGACGCGCGAAACAAACACCGCATCCTGGTCGTACTCTTTGCCCATCTCAATGACGCGGCGCTCCAGGCCAGACGGGTCGAAGCCCTTGCGGGTGACGACCTCGACATCCAAGGCGCGCTCGTCTTGTTTCATAAACCGGCCATAGGTGTTGGTCGCCTTGTACATCACGACGCTGTTATCGCCGCGCAGGACGTCGTCAATCTCAGCAGCCAGCTCGGCCTGCGCATAGTTCGACATCGGTCGACCAGGGCGCTCGCCGGAGATACCAACCACAGTGCGGTCGACCGGCGCAGCCAATTCCTCAAACGTCTGTTGCGCTGCGACGCGGTCGGCGTCGGTCGGCGACCCAGAACGGATGATCTTCTGCAGCCGGTCGCGCGTGTAGAGTTCCGTGTCGAGCTGTTCCTGCAAGGCGTCGCGCTCTGCCTGCGGGAGCGTCTTGTCGCGGAGCTGCTTGCGCAAACCGTCGATGCGATCGAGCAATCCATCGGAGACAGCCTGGTCGAGTTCAGCCTGCGCCGCGACGCGGTCTGCATCGGATGGGCCGCCTGCATTGATGACGCGGCGCGCTTCTGTCAGGGCTGCAGGATCTGACGTGCCTGCGCGGTTGGCCTCAAAGTCGAGCGACCCGCCTTCGCCTGCCTTGTTGGTCCAGCCCTGCTTGGTCCACTTTTCCTTCTCGATAAACCAGGCGACCGCTTGCAGATCATCTGGGCCAAGCGTCTGACCAGGGATGATGTTGCCGGCGTTAATTCTTTCTGCAGCCTCTCTGAACACTTCCTGGCCGAAACCGAACTCGCCGCCAACGCGCGGGTTCTCAAGCGTCGACCCGACGCCGTGCTTGCCGCTGACGGCCTTCTCAGCCGGGGGCGGGATGCGCGGCAGGCCTGCCAGGTCGGTCAGGTAACGGGCCGCCCACACGTCGATCGTCGCCTCGTTGGTGTAGCCAATTAGGTTGCCGGTGAAGTTCGGCGTCTTGGGCGACGCGCCGGTCTTGATCTGGCGGAAGGTGTCGATAAGCGCCCCGGTCGACGTCGGGCTATTGGTGCCGAACAATGTGCCGGCAGCCTTGGTCAGCATTGGATACTCTTCCAAAGCTTTGGCGAGCGCCGCGCTCTTATCGAGACCACCTTCCTCGTACCCCTTACGGATCGCCGAGAAGACCTTGTTTGGATCTTCGCCCGCCGCGATCGCGCGCTCATAGTTCGCAATCTCCTTGTCATACTCGCCGCGCGAGAAGCGACGCATGATCTCGACCGCGTTGTCCCAGTTGGTGCGCACATTGGTCTGCGCCGAGGTCGTGCCAAGCAGATCGGCAAACAGATCAGCCATGCCGCCGAACTCGTCGCGCAGGCGGTTGCGCATATCGCGATACCAGGTCGCCTGCGACAGAATGAACTCGGCGTCCTTGTCGCCCTGCGCTGCGCGCTGCACAACGTCGTCGACGCTGGCAACGACCTTGTCGACAATTTGACCCTTCCACTGATCCTTGGTCACGCCGGCAGGCGGCTTGTCGAACCCATACGCCGGCTGCTTCCACTGCGGCTCAAACTTGCCGTCCTTCATAGAGCCGCCGACTAGCTCAAGACCACGCCAGCCGTCGCCGTCTGGATATTCCGAGCGGATGCGGTTCACCTCATCCATGGCCTGTAGGCGAAGCGTCGTCGCGCCTTTGCCTTTAAACAAGCCCTTGATCGTCGACTCGTCCTGCTTAATCACCTGGCGGATGATTTTGTCGAGCGGGCCACCTTCAGCGTCCTGTGGCATTGCAAGGCCAGCGACACCGAGACCGCCAACTACTTTCGCAGCCGCCTCTGGGTTATCTTTGATAACCTTGAAGCCTTTCATCACGCCATCGATGATGCCGCCAAGGCCTGCGCCCTCAAGCACGCCAAGCATACGGGCGCGCAGCCTTTCTTCTGGCCCGGCGTCTGCAGCAACTTGATTGTCGAGGAATTGCGTCAGCTCATTCTCAAAACCAAACTCACGCGCAAGCGTCGACAGATTTCCTTCTGTTGGGTCCATCAACATATCGACGACAGCGCCAGACGCGACGTTGCCAAACACGTTGCCACCCATGCCGAGCGTGCGTGTCAGCATGAGTGCGCTGATCACATTGACGCCCGTGCGAGCAATGCCCTCTGCAATCGACTGAGGCTCCCAGTTCGGCAACACGTCTTTGACTGCGTCGCGCGCAAACTGCGGCCGGTTGTCCATGCGGTTCTGATTGTCGATCAGTTCTGCGCCAACATCGAGGATGCCCTGCGCCGTGTCGCGAAGGCCGCCGCCAATGGCGCGCATCGTTCCTTTGGCGAACTCATTGCCAAACGTCGGAGACGGTGCATCACCAAGCGCCGCAGCGTCGGGGCTCATGCCGTTGGGCGTCGGCAGCGGAACAGGCGGGAACTCATCTGTCACCAAACGCCCGCCGTCTTTGTAGACCGGCACGCCGCTGGAAAACATTGTCCAAGATTGATTGAGGGCGCGTTCGAGATCCATTACCTTGCCCCCGTGTTGGCGATCGCATCAAGCAGATACTTGAGATCCTGAATGTACTGACCAGACTGCGCCGGGTTGAAATATCCGCGCTCGCTTGGCTGCCGCGAGTTGGCAGTAGCAAGCGCCGCGCGAACATCTTCAAGGGACGACTCGTTGGTGATGTCGTAGCCCTTGCCCTTGAGAACTGAGCGCAGACCGGTGATGCGGTTCTCCGCTTCCTTCAGTTGCTCTGCGCTTGGGCCTGCGCCTCTGATTTCCTCAGCGCGCTTGCGGCCGTACTCGACAGCATCAAATGGCTTGTCGCTTGCGTCAGCCTCAGCCTTCTTTGCAATGATCTCGTTCTGAATGGTCGTAACACGCTGCATGGCGCGGCGATCAGTTGCAGACGGGTTGATGATGCTGCGGTCGGGGAAGCCGAGGATGTTTTTGACGACCGTCATTGCGTCGCCAACGCGCTTGTCGTCGAGCGCATTGACCTTGTCGAGAAGAGCACGGCCATCGGTAAACGACAAACGACGGTCGGTGACGGCATCCATCACGCGCTCGCGCGTTAGCTTGCCACGCGCCAGTTCATTCTCCATGAAGAAAACAACGCCAGGCTGCGTCTTGCCGCCGTCCGTGTCGATGATCGAGCTGTACTTTTCGTAGCCTTCCGCGTCGCGGTTTTGGTCCATCTGCGTCAGCGCATTGCGTGCGCCTTCGACGTCGCCATCGCGCCACGCGGTGATGAACTTAATGCGCGTCTCGCCAACAGCCTTTGTGCGTGCGCGTTCCAATGACGCCTCCATGTTTGTTTCCATGGATTGCTGCGCGGTCAGTTGGCGGCGGATCTCGTCTTTGGTCTTTGTGCGCTCTTCTTCACTCATCTGCGACCAGAGGCGCTCGATGGGCGTGCCTCGCACATCGCCGCGCAACACTTGCTGCAGCTTCGCGTAGGTCGGCACCCCGTCTTCGCCGAAGGTGTATTTAACGACGCCGTTGCGCAGCGACGTGTTGACCTGGTCCTGAAACTCTTTGAGCTTCGTCTTTGCCAGCTCTGCGTCGCCGAGACGATATGCGAGCTGCAGAACGCGGGTTCGTTCTTGCGCCAGGACATTGTCGACCGGCACAAAGATCTCGTCGCCGGCTTCGCCTTGGATACGCCCGCCAGCCTGCACGATCGTGTCGACACCCTTGACGATATTGTCGATGCCCTGCGTGACCATGATCTTGTCGCGCGCCTGGGCCTTGTCATAGAGATGCTTGGCGTGCGCGCTATAGCTCGATGACGTCAGGACCGTCAGAGCGGCGCGAACAGACCCAGCCGTTGCCGGTGACACTTGAGCAAGGGCCGACGAATAGCCAACGACGATCGAGTCGAGCTGCTTGCGGTACTCCTCAAGCGGCATATCACTGCGGCGCGCCGTTGCATCGAACTCGGACAGCTTGCTGCGCGCCTCGATCTCAATGTTTTGCTGCATTGTCTTCAGACCGGCTTCGCGGGCGGCGCGGCCGAAGATCGACGACGTGTTGCCAGGCATGACGTCCTGGCCGGTCTCTTGTCCCTTCTTGAGCTGTTCGATGGTCGGCGCATTAGCCGCGCCATACTCTGCGCCCTCGACGCGCGCCTGGGCAGCCGCTTGCTCAAACGCAAAGTTTGACATCCTGGTCAGGTTCTCGGCCAGGGCTGCAGCCGAACGCGCGCCGGCTTCTTCCGCTGCCGTCGAAATCGGCTGAACAGATCCGACGCGGATGCCTAGTGGCTCATAGCGGGGAAGGGGTTGTGCCATTATCCGAGCGCCTTCAGTCTGGTCACGCCCATCAGGCCTGACCCGATAAGATTGAACATACCCATGGACCGTGCATTGTCTGCTGCGGTGAGAAGCGACGCCTGGTTAGCGCGGCCCGACAAAATGGACATATCGCTATTGCTTTGTGCCCAATTAAATTCGTCTCCCCCCTTCGACATTGCGTAGGTAGAAAGAGCCTCAGCAGACCCACTAAATGGGTCAATCCCACCAGCACTGCCTCTGGCGCGGATCAGAGCGTTGGTTTCGATCGTGCGGTTCAACACGGCGATGCCCTGCTTCTGATATTCCATCGCTTGTTGGTTGCCCTGGATTACCGCATTAGTAGCCTGGAGCTGGTAGGCCGCTGCCTGTTGCTGCGCAGAGCTGTAAGAAGCAATGCCAGAAAAGATCGAGCCGCCTAATGCCAGCGCCTGCCAGCCAGAGAGACCTGTGCCAAGAATTCCAGCAGTAGTCGTCGCGCTGCTTACAACTGGCGCCGCAGTCCCAGCTAGACCGCCAATCGCACCGGCCGCTGATCCGATCGCAGACCCGACTGAGCCAACTGCCGAACCGATTGCGCCAATACCTGATGCAAAAAGAGGAATCATAAACATGAGGTCACCCCACCGATATTTTGTATTCGATGCCAAGAACAGTCATCTGTAGAGGCACTGTCTGGGTGATCGTGATCGCGCCTTCGCGATCGTATCCGAGCAAGTTCTCGATCTTCTTGAGACCCGTGTACTCATCAATCGGCTGGTCGAGGACTGACGTGCCGAAATTGCGGAAGGCGATCTGGCGGCCCTGCACGCTGATGTCCTGCGTCTCGAACAGGTCGAGGATGATGTCATAGACGCGTTTCTTTGACCCACGGATCGAGCCGCTTTGCAGGCGCGGCGCAGGAGGCAGTGTCTTGATGAGAGGCGTGTAGTTGAGGCCGATCTGGTAGCTCGATGTCGCCGCGCGCGTAAATGTCACCGAGCCGCTCGACACTGTTTTGTCTGCTTCGAGAACGCCGTCACGGACAACCTTTACGCTGCGGCCGTTCAAATAGGACAAACCGCTGACACTTGCAGTCGACGACGCAACGGTCGCCTGCTTTGCGCAATCAAGGGTAAGCTCTTCTTCGAATAGCTCAACGTAGTAGGCATCGCTCCCACCCACAGTTCGCTTGACCACAGCGTAGGCGTCGCCAATGTCGACACCAATGGAGATAAAGCTGCCATCTGTAGTCCACTCGCTTGGAGCAATAACTTTTTGAGATCGCAGCAACGTGTAACACGCAATCGATCCGTCTTGATCGTTGACGACAAGCAGCCGGTCACCTTCATCTGTTGAAGTCGATTTACGAACAGCCATCTCGCTTGGCTCTTTGAGCAGATGCGACGACAACAATGAGATCTTTGCGGCCGTGAATGCCGCCTCGGTGTTGAGGTAAATCATTTCCTGCAGCGCTTTCCCTTGGCGCTGAATGAAGAGCGTGCCGCCCTCGACGTTGACGACCCGAAGTCCAGGCCTTGCACCGTTCTGTGTTTGAACTCGTAGAAAGAATGTTCCAGGCGTGATAGGATCATCGCTTGGCTGCGGGACGAAGAACTCTGCGCCGGTCGTAAAGATCTGCAGCGCACGGCCAGGATACATATCGACAATTGCGTTATATTGCCCTGTGTCGGCCGTTGCTTCAACCGCCTCGTCGGCAAGGCCTTCGCCTGGATTGAAATCAAAGTAATTGCCGACGACAGAACCCCAGACGGTCGAGGGCAGAGACTTTGAACCGCCAAAAAAAAGACGGCCTTGGTAAAAGCCAACCGTGCGCGGCCAGCCTTTCGTAGACGACCAGGCGTCTTCATATCCGCGCTCAAACTCCCACGTTCCACTCGACAATCGGTCAGTGTTAAAAAACGGCACCGTCACGCGGGCGCGCACTTCAGTTCCGCTCACATAATCGATGATGCGAGCGCGACCAAAAGCCGTCGTTCCGACGATGTATTGGTTCACATCCGACGCCGAAAAAATCGAGGAAGCAGATGTTATCTTGATGTTGCCGGTCGTTGCCGATGGCGTGATGCTTGCTGAACCACTCGTCGTCGTCACCGTGAAGGCATATTTCGGAATAAAATCGAACGACAGAGTTGACGCGGTCCATGTTGCGTCGTTACCGCCTCTGAAAATCTTCAACGGCTGGAGATCTTCATGCACGACGATCAGCGTGTCATAGCTTTGCGTCCAGCACATCTGTGGGATGATCGACGCGGTGATTGAGGCGACTGCTAGATAGTCGTTGCCAGAGCCGTTGATGTTCGTGATAAGTGTGCCGTCCTTTAAGACGTACATCCGACCAGGCACAAAGACGAGCATATAGCTAACGGATGTCGAGAACTCGAACGCAACCATGCGCACGCCCTGGCTCGCAAGGTTCGCGGGGAGGGACGCGATATATCGCGTGCCAGGGCGGCGCTTCGCCCCGCCTTGCGGCTGGACGGTCACGTTAGTGGCCTTCGCTAGACCACTCCGATACTGGTCGATGTCAGAACGCGCACGCAGCTTGGGGTCCATTTCCCCAGTCGTAAAATCATTCTGAAGCGCGATAATCTGCATCTCACCCCCTTACGGCAATGAGCGCGAAATCCTCGATCGCTTGCGGTGGCTTACCGCCGTCGATGTTCATCGCGACGCGCATTAGGCCGCCGCGCATATTCTCGCCAGGCGGGCCATAAGCCATCGCGTGAAAGAAGTCGGCCTTGCCACTTGAGTCAGCGACAGGGATCGAAAAGACAGAAGCAAGCGCCGCTTTAAGCACTCGTACGAAATAAGCAGGCATCAAGCCTTCTGCGACGCTGTATTGGTAATCAATCCACACGTCTTCGTAATTGCAGTACAAAGACGTGCCATAGAGTTCCCAATCGCGCACAGGCCGATTACCGACAGCGGAGGAATTGAAGACAGCGCGCGGGACGCCGAGGAGGTCGCCTGGCAGCGCGTAGGCATACTTCCACTCGTTGGTGGGAGCCGACGCAAGGCGGGCAAGTTTTACCTTTTTAAGAGACCAGCTCCACTCGTATTGTTGGAGAAGTACGTCGCGCACGTTGTCATAGAGGCGATCGGCAGTCTTGGCTGCATCAGTCTCTTCTGCAAATGAAGATATCGGCGAGGCGCCGAGCATGATCATTGCGTCTGAACAGATAGAGAGTTTTGTGTCGCCTGCAGCCATGGGTCACCCCTGAGAGGGTAGGGCGGGGATTTCTCCCCGCCCCAGGTCATCAGTCGGTGTCGGTGGCCGACACGGTTGTGCCGTCCGCGATGTCGACGGTCGTGCCGTCGTTCGCGTTCACATACGAGATTACCATCGACGGGGTCGTGGTGTCGTAGATGAAGATGACGTCACCCACCTTGAGGATCGACGCAAGCGAGTTGAAGTAACCCGCCGTGTTGATCGTCGCCTGCGTATCTGCAGACTTGTAGGTGTAGATGGAGGGTGCATTGCCAGCCTTGCCGGCAGCGACCGTGTTCCAACCAGTTGCGCTAAAAGCCATCGGTTATTCCTCCTCAAGCTTCGCGAGTGGTGATCTTGACGATGCCGCCATCGTCAATGTTGATCGCGCCGGCGGAGAACATCCCGTTGACCAGATAGCTGGTCTTTTCGGGGATGTAGTTGATCTCCGACTTCATAGCCATGCCGACAGCGAACCCGATGGCGTCGCGGTGGAAGGCATAGACAACGCGGTCGCTGGAGCCGTCGATGGAAAGACCACCTTCGGAGCGGTCGCCAACGGTGACAAACTTAAATCCGAGGAAGGTATCCAGCTCGCCGGAGACGAGCGCCTTCACGGTGTTGAAGTCAGCCGAGGTGACAGCCGTTTCACCCAGCAGCGTCTCAAGCGAGTTTGCGTGGATGAGGATGGTGCGGCCTTCCATCGGGACGTTGCCCTTGTCGAGCAGCGACTTGGCGCGACGCAGCTTGGCGACGTTGAGGCCGCTGTCCGTGCCGCCGATGTCGTTTGACACGGTCAGCGACGTCGAAGAGCCGGAGAGGGCGTCAATGACGAGCTGGTCCATGCGACGACCGATCGCATTCGACACGACCTGAACGAGTTCACGGCGTTCGTCGAAGTTGATCTTGGCCTGGTGGAAGATGTCCGAGTATTCGGCAGCGTTCCAGTCCTGCAGCGTGCAAGTAACTTGGGAGTAGCTGACGTTCATTGGAGTGACGTCGGTTTGCGGCACGCGCAGGGTTGCGGAGCCGGAACCGATCTTGGGGAACTTCACAGTCGAGCCTTCGACGTTGTTGCGCTCGCGGGTGAGGCCGGCGAGCTGACGCGACGCTTGATAGGCCTGCTTGACCTCAGCGTCGAACAACTGAACGAAAGCATTGGAGACGGCCTGAGCCATGTCTCGCTCCTATGCTTTGGGTTGAGTTTTGGGTTCGTCGCTTCGGGTGGCCGCTAGGCGGGCCTCAGCTTGGGCGGTTACGCCGCCCCCATCGGGCGTTGCCAGAGACGGGCCGCATTGCGGGTATCCATCTGATTGCAACAAATAACACGGGCGGCAGTACTGTACAAGTGACCGCCACCCCGAATGTCTCTTGTACTATTCTGAGTACATTTCCTCGAACGCCTTCTCCACCTTGCGGCGGAACGCCGGGTCGCTCTTGTAGCGCGGGTCGCCGATCATCGATTGCAGCTCGTCCTTGCTCGGCCGGTCAGAAGTCGAGGCGACGTCGGTCGGGATGCGACGCATATCGCCGTAGAACTCGCGGACCTTCATCAGAGCGTTGAGGCCTCTAGCCGTGCCGCCCATGATCTTAAACTCGTCGAAATCATCTTGAGACCAGACACCCCGTTTGACCATGCTCTGCCCCCAGGTGACCATCTCGGAGATGACCTGGTCTGCGTTGGGTCCAAGTTTCTGCTTTTCGGCCTCGACGTTGATCTTGACCTGGCTCTGTTGCTGCATCTGCAGCTCGATGTAATTCTCGGCCAGCTTCTGGAACGCAGCCTGGGAAACGCCGTTCTCCTTCGCCCAACTCTTAAACGAGCCAACCAAAGGATCGTCGTCGGTCACGCCTTTGGCCGCCAGGAACGAGGTGTCATAGTTCTCCGGCGTTTTGTGGTCGCCGCGTTTGAACTGCTTCTCCAGTTCGGATCGCGCCTTCAGCGCCTCATCGACGCGGGGCGCCCCGTCCTTCCAGAACTTTTCCGGCAGCATCTCGTAGTTTGGCTTGCCGTCCTTGTAGAGCGCACCGGAGATCGAGGCGATCCATGCCTCCGTGCCGCCGTCTCCGGCGGCCTTGGGCGGCTCTGGTGCTTTTTCTAGGTGTGGCACGGCTTCATTTGTTTCTTTGGCCTCAGCGGTCTCCGCAGAGGCTCCTGATAGCAGGCTGTCGTCGTTCATTGCTTTGCCCTCTCCATTCGTCGCTCAATCTCGCGGACCAGACTGTTCTGCCCCTCCCGCGCGTATCCATAGGCCGCGTCCTGACCAGGCACCCAGGATGGCACCTCAATGGTCACTTGCCGTAGCCATGCCAAAACCTGACGCCCCTCCTCGGTTGAGAAAGTGCGTGCCATCAAGATGTCGATGTCCTGGCGCGGGTCGCCGCCCTGGTCAGGCGGCGGCTCGAAAAAATCCCACCCCTCCATGGGTCACCTCACTGTGGCGCTGGTGCCGCGCCTCCAGCCCCTTGGGCCATCTGCATCAACATCGCGGCCTGTTGCTGCTTTTGCATCTCTTCCATCTTTTGCTGGTACTCCTGCGGCGTCGTGCGCACCCGCGCAGGGATGCCGAGGCTGTCAGCAATGTGGTTGGAGATTTCGAGCGGCTTGACGTTCATCGCCGCTTCAGGACCGAGCTGGGCAGAGAGCTGCGCCCACTGCAGGATCTTCTCGATGTCGCCCATGGATTGCGCCTGGGCGATCGGGCTGATCGGCACGACCTTGATCTCCAGGCCGTTGACCTTCAGCGGTAGATCGATGAGGCCTTCTTCGTCCATAATAGCAAGCGTCTTGGAAACGACAGGCACCATCGTCTCAGTGATGAGACGGCCGAAAGCCGCACCCATATTAGTCGCCAGCTCTTTCATCCGCTCGGCGATCTCGGTCGCGCTGCGAGCCGACATCGTGTCGGGCGGCAGGCTGTCGTCGAGAAGGATCTTTTTCACGTTGAGACGCAAATCCTGGAGGACAAGCTGCGTCACGTTGAAATCGCCGGAACGCGGCAGCGCCTTGAGGCTTTCGCCTTGGGGGCCGCCGTTGCGCGCCACCGGGATGATTGCACCAGGCACGATGCGCACCGTCTGCGGGTTCAGGATGCCGTCGTCGGCGGCGGTGTAGACTGGCGCGATCGACAAGCTAGCGTTCTTGAGAAGCAGCTCGACGGTCTTGTTCAGCGTCTTGATGTCGGGAAGCGCGGTGACGAGCGGGCCGCGACCATAGCTTTCACCGGCAAGCTTCATGTAGCGAGAGATCACCCAAGGCGAAAACTTCATCGGGCGATTGACGATGAAGTCCTTGTCCTTTGGGTAAATGACAAAATAGCCCCACTCACTTTTGCGATCATTAAACATTGTCGCTTCGATAAGTTCTATTTCTTCAGTGGGCTTTTGTTCAACGATCCGTTTGAGGTTTGTACTAAGCTCCGCGTCCAACCACGTCTGCGTAATCGTTTCCGCTTTCATTTTGACCTTGCGGAAGACGTTGTCAGGCACACCTTCGTGGCCCTCTTCAAACGCAATCAGATATTCTGGCACCGGGATGTAGCGCAGCGGCTTATCCTTGTCGCCAGGCTGGATCATCATGGCTGCGGTGCCGACGCAAAGATCAAGCAAGAACTCGCCCATCGCCAGGTCGAAATTGCTTTGGCGGATGACCGAGAAGAACTTTTCGCTGTAGATGTCGAGCGCAGCCTGCGCCTCAACGCGCCGATCTATCGGGATGTCAGTGCCTGGTTCGAGACGCATCCAGCGCCCGTAAGGCGGAAAGAGACCAGACTGCACGCGATTGGCAAAACGCTGCGTCGCATGGATTGCGGTCGAGTCGAAGACTTTCTGCATCTTCTTTTGGCCGGAGACGCCGCCTTCATATGCGCCGTCGTAAAGATTGCGCTGCGGCAGTGCATATTCGTAGCAGTCCTGGTAAAGGCCGCGCCAGTTGAGCTTACGCGCGTGCGCCTTGTCGGAGCGTTTCATAATCTCGGCGAGAGAGAATGGGTCGGTCTTCATCCAAGCAATCCTCTTTGCGTGTTACCGACGCGCGCAGCGATTGCTTGCTCCATGTCGGTGCCGAGTTTCTGTGTCGGGTTCAGTTGCTGAATGGCAGGCCGAGCGGCAGCAACAGGCGTGTAGCTGAACGAATTGCCGATCGCGGCATTCTGTTTTGCTTCAGCGTTTGCTTGCACCTGGGCCTGCGTCTGCGTTTGCGCAGCGGCCGCGTTGGCGATCAGGTTGCTCTCAGCGTTCAGATCGATGTTCGTCATCAGGTTGTAGACCTGGCTGACCGAGCGCGGATTGCCTTCCTTGTCGTAGAAGATCGACGGGTTCG